AAATGTTTGGATCGTTTCTATATTCTTCAGAAATCGTTTCTTTCCAAGATTTTGCGGTTTGTACTGTACTATCGGTTGTTGATGATACTAATGTATCTGTTGTTTTTGTCTCTGTAGATGTTTCGGGTTGTGGTGTTGTCTCTACAGGCGGAGTGTTACTCTCCGTTATCTGCTCGTTTGACATTTTCATTTTCCTTTTGCAGCATTGATTTTATAAATAGAAGAACGCTGCGTTGTCCTTCCATATATGCACTTTCATGGCTATCGCCTTTAATATTGGTAGTAGACCAAAAGTGACATCTCTTTTCAAGATCTTCCATGACACGTTTGCCTTGGTCAGATCCAAAAACTATTTTATATATTTCTCTTAGTTGTTTTATTTCTTTTATCATTATTCAGTTTCTGCATTTGCTATTGCTTTGGCTTCATCAGGCAATGCTTTAGCGAGTGGTGCTATCTTTCCTCCTGCTTCTGCAACTTGTTGAAGTTGTTGCATTTGCATCGTCTCTTGTTGCTGCTGTTCTTTTTGTTGTCTTTCAGCATTGACTTGAGATTGAGGTTTTAAAACTTTTTGTGGTACACCAACAATATCCATTAAATGTCTAACCAGTTTATCAAAGTTTACATAATCAAATACAGGTGCAACATTTGCAATAGATCCCATGATTTCAATACCACGCATGATGGCTTGTAACTCTGTAGACTTTTGAGCTTTGGCAAGAGGAGAAACATATTCAATTTCTACATCTCTTCCTGCTAAAAATTCTGGTGCAGGTTTAAACATATTTTTTCTAAGTAAAATATTAAACGCTCTATCAATAAGTGGTTTTAATAACTCTGATTGTAATCTTCCTAATACAGGTCCTAACAATCTCATTTTCTCTTCGTTTCTTTGTATCACTTCGGTTGCTGTCATTTGTGGACCTTGTTGCATCATTAACTGATTGACATAGAATACATTACGAATTGCGTTTCGTCTTTGCTCTTCCATATTTAATCCCAGTGGATTATTCGCACCGATATTTAAAGGCTCTATTCTGTCTCGTGTTCCTGATCTGTAAAAGTTCAATCCGCCAGGGACAGTTCTTACAGGTAAAATAAATCCGTCATCAGGAACAAGTAAAGGGGGGTCTACTTGTTTCTGTGCGGCTTTAATTGTTGTCTTTGACATTTCATTTAACATCTTGACATCAGGTAAAGCTGTCATTGCTGGAGATCTTCCATAAATTTCATGCGATGCTTTTAAGTATCTTGGCACAACAAATGGAAACTCTCTAAATCCAGATACTGATAACTCTTCGCCTTTTCCTGTCATGTATACTGATTCAAAAGGCATATTCTTTTGATCTTGTTTTCTGACATCAAAGTCATCTCTTGGATAGATTGCGTGAATAATATCTACTTCTTCGTATGGATTCTTTTTTTGTAAAACTTCAAAGTCAGGATTTGTTCCAAACTTTTGTATTGCTGCTCTTGCAGACATTTTAAATTTTCTAAAGACTGTATCTATTCTACCTTTATCATTTTCTGCAATATAGATTTCATTGATGTGTCGTGTTGAAAATTTTAATATATCATCTTCATCTTCTTCAATAAACATTGCTGCCGTACCAAAGGTAATCAGGTCATGGTACAATTCAAAAATCTCTTGTTGAAAGTTTGATCTATTGAATGCAACATACATTTGTTCAGTTGCAGACTCTAACCATTCTTTTGCTTCATCTTCAAATTCCATTTCTTCTTCTTTAAAACGTAAAGAGAACCAAGGAGTAGATGGATTAGTTAGCATTCCATGAAGTGATGCTGCAAGTAATTCTACAGCTTGTAAAGGTGAGCTGTCAAAGATAAGTTCAGTTCGTTTATCACCTCTTGATCTTGTTTTGGTAACATCTGCTTTTCTTGGCATCATGTAATCTGCAACTTCCTGCCAATGCGTTTCCCAATTTTGTCTTTGAGCTTTTAGACGATCATATCTTTTCAGTAATGCTTTTGTTAAATCTGTTTGTGCCATTATTGTCCTAATAAACTTCTACGACCTAGTGTTGCTGTTTGTTCTTCTACACCTCTAGGTCCAGTTAGTATGGTTGCAGATCTTCCTCTACGTTTTGTTTTTCTATCTATACCATATCCTGTTTGATCCATTGCAGTTGCTTGTGAAACTTCTGCTTGAGTTGGTGCAGGAGTCGGTGGAGCTGGTGGTGGGGATGGTGGTGATGGTCGTCTAATTACTCCTCCCATACTATTCTCCTAATAAAGTTTTTCTGCCAACTTCTGCTTCTTCTTCAATACCCATTGGTCCAGTTAATATTGTTGCTCTTCTTCCTTTTCTTCTTCTCTCCACTGATGCTTGTTCCTGTTGTATTCTTTCTTTTTCTTCAGCGGAAAGCTCTGCTGATGGTGGCTCTGGTGCGGGTTGCACTGGAGGTAGTGGTGGCATTTTTGGCGAAAAGATTGAACTCATATTTATAAAATCCTGTATTCATTATCTGCTACACTTTGTGGAGCGGATTGTCTAGTATTTAGTTCTTGTAGTCCTACAGCAAGATACCTCATAGCATCACAAGCGTGAGAACTCCAATCGTGTACAGGCTTTGATCTAAACATTCTGTTTTTATCAATATACTTCCTGTGGTAATGTCTTAACGCATCTATGAGTTTTTTGCAATGATCTACGTCTATCCAGCAACGAGGTAGCAACATACTGGTTGCGTGTATTCCATCTTCTAGTGGGAGTTTCGGTACGACTTTGAACCTGATTCCTAATTGATAGGCGACCTCTCTTCTTGTCTTACCATTGCCAAAATCAGTCACTTCTATATCATGGGGAGCATAATGATCTTGGTAAACATAATCCTTTTCTTTTACGAGCTGTACAAAAAAAGGTAAACCTTGACCACGTTCTTCTATGTAATCTATAACATTAATGCTTCTACCTAATTGCTGCCAAAAGATAATTGCAGTATGATCGGATACTCCTAGATCCCATGCGGTAAAGACTGGCAAGGAAGGATCGTAAGGCACACGAGCAATCTGGCGTTTGTTTTCCATATCTGCGATTTGTTTTCCGTAGATCGCACCTTCAATGTTTGCAATCCAATCACATTCAAACTCTTGCTTAAACTTGTTATCTCCCATCACTTGCTTAGCCTTTTCTAGTTCATCTGGGTCTACAATGTTTGTATCTGATGCTTTGGCTTTGTACTGAAACCAATCCTCTGCACTTTGTGCATGAAGATAAAGTTCATAAAAATTATTATTCATCCCTTGGGGTGTCCCAATAAATACGCAGTAACCTTTTCTGTCGGATAGTGCTGGTCTTATAATCTCTGGAAACAATCGTTCATTAACATTTGCATATTCGTCAATCACACAACCATCTAGGTAAATACCTCTCAAGCCATCGCAGTTCTCTGATCCTAATAATGTAATCCTTGAGCCATTAGGTAAATCTGCACGTAGCTCTGTTTCATTGAACTTTGTACCTACGATCTTTTCACAAAACTGTTTCATGTAATCCCATGCAATAGATTTCGCTTGTTTGAAGGTTGGAGCTATATAAGCAAATCTTGGGTTCTTGTTCTTAGATGTCATAGCAGATCGTATCAGATGATTAATCATACAGACTGTTTTGCCAAATCGTCTATGACATACCAGCACTGACCATCTGTATTGATCTATTTTATGATGAATATACTTCTGATGTTTTCTAGGGGTGTAGTCTATTTTAATCTGCATTAGTGCATGGTGCTTGATATAGGTTCTTGATCTGGGTGATATTCAAATTCTAAACTTGACATAATCCAATCCATGTAAAGCATAGACGCAAATCTATTAGGTAGACCTGTGATCTTTATCACTACATTGTTTGTTTTGGGGTCTACATAAACAACTGATTTAACATCTTTAGTATCAAACTCACTCATCCTATACCAGATATAGTATTTAGGTAGGCTTGGCAAAGAAGAAAAGGTGTGGGTTGTTTTAGCGGGGTGGGGTATGTGTGTCTGGCTAAAGGTGTCCTACAGTCCCATGAATATATATTGTTATAAAGTGCGACGACTTTTTGGTGGTAGCCGTCTTTGCAATCTGTAAAATGCAGCTGTCATATATTATATATAGACGTGATAAATAAAAGTTATCAAACCTAATAACATTTTATTTATATTTTCCGTTGCTCTTGTTGTGAGAAATGGCGGCGGGTCGCTGGATAAAAGAATTGCAAGTTTATTACACTTAAAACTTTTTTAATTTTATGTATTGACAATATATCAAAATAATATATAACCATAATTGTAGTTTAATTAAATGTTAACTGAAAAGATAAAAGTAGTTTGCTTTGGTTTGATTAAACCTCTCTGCGGAGTTTCTTTTAATTAGACTACACAAAACAATAAGGAAGGATAAAACAAAATGACTAAATTTAACACCCTTATAAAATTTAAAGATGGTGATGTGATGTATCAAAGAGATCACAAAATCGCTTTTGAAAATGCTAAAAGCAAAGGTTTAAATAAACCTGAAGAATTTATGTATATGTATTCTCAAAGTAATAGAGATTATTTTAAGAATATTAATTTTAGAAATTACATAAGTTTTCAACAATAACAAATATCCTTTTAACCCCTGATAATTAATTTTGTCAGGGGTTTTTTTTATTTAAAATAATTA